TTTTCACCTGCGCTGGCTCACGCAGGACGGCGTGAAGGGGTACATTCCGACCATGCTGTCTCGCGAGGCCATCGGGCTGGCGCGTGCCACGGAACTGCACTCGAGCGCGTACTTCGGGAATGGAGCGCGGCCGGGTGTGGTCTTGGAGAGTGATCAGCCCCTCAAGCCAGAAACCGCGCAGCGGCTGCGGCAGTCTTGGGAAGATATGCACCGTGGCCCCAACCAAAATGGCCGCACGGCAGTCCTCCCGCACGGCATTAAAGTCAAAGAGTTGTCTGGCACGAACGAGTCGGCCCAGCTGATCGAGACCAGGCGCTACCAAGTCGAAGACATTGCGAGAATCTACAGAGTGCCGGCATACATGATCGGCGACCTGACGAAGAGTTCGTACAGTTCTGTCGAACAGCAAGGGCTCGACTTCGTGACGTTCAGCCTCGTGCCGTGGCTGCGGCGATGGGAATCTGCCTGCCGTCGCGACCTCATCATGGACGACGAGAACTACTTCGCTGAGTTCGACGTCCGCGGCTTGATGCGAGGCGACAACGCCGGAAGGGCGAGCTACTACCGGGAACTCTGGTCGCTCGGAGTTCTTTCGATAAATGAGATCAGAACCAGCGAAGGGCTGAATCCAATCGACGAAGGCGACAAGCGGTTCGTGCAGGTCAACATGGCCCTGCTCGAGTCGTTCGTTGTGCAACCGCCGGAGCCGGCCGTGGCGCCAGTCGAAGAGCCGCCTGTGGTTGCCGCCGAAGAAGAGCCCGCCACCGAGGCCACACGGGGGGCCGCCGAGGTCTTGTTCGCCCAGACGCTCCGCAAGCTGGCGTCAATCGAGGCCGACGGAATTCTCGAGCGCCGCAAGAAGCCGGCAAAACTGACGGCGTGGCTCGAGGCCCACGAAGGCCGGATGAAGACCGAACTCTGCGACGCCGCAAAGGCTACCGGCCGACAAATCGACGAGTTTGCAGCCGACTGGATGAACGAAACGCGAGACCTGCTGCTGGAGTGCCATCGCAGCGGCAAGCCCTACGAAGAGGTGACTGGAACATGGACGGACAGAGTCGAGAAGACGTTGAACGCCGGTTGATCGAGACCGAGGCCGTCGTCGAGCGATGCCTGTGCGAGAAGACCGGCAAGAAGAAGCCTGTCATTCGCGGCTACGCGGCCTTGTTTAACTCAGACTCGCAAGACCTGGGTGGTTTTGTGGAGAGAATTGCGCCAGGCGCCTTCGACGACGTCATGAAGCGCGGCACTGACGTTGTGGCCCTCTATAACCACGACCCCATGTTTCTGCTTGGGCGTGAGTCCTCTGGCACGCTGCGGATTTCAGTCGACGATCGCGGGCTGCGATACGAGATCGACCCCCCTGAATCGCGCGCTGATGTGATTGAGGCCATCGAAAGAGGCGATGTTCGCGGATCGAGCTTTGCGTTCCGTGTGAAAGGGTCTGGCGAAACCTGGAGTCGCACCGCCGACGGCCGGCAGTTGCGCGAAATCCGGGCCGTCGACGGCCTGTTCGATGTCGGGCCAGTCTTGAAGCCGGCCTACGTCGCCACCGAGTCGTTCGTCAGCAGGCGAGCCCTCGACATAGTTCAAACCCGCATGTACGAGCAGGGCGAGTTCGTTGCCTGGGACGGCGGCGTCGGTCGCATTGAGTACGTGATGGAAGAAGGCCAGCTTGGCGAGTACCTCGAAAGCCCGATGGAGGCAAAACCCGGAGACCCGATCGTTCTCGTCCGCAAGTACGAGTTCGAGGAAGGCTACTGGGAAGAGACCGACGAGTTCATTGCCAAGATGATGTCTGAACTGGTTGGCGCCAGCGGCATCATGGGCGAGGTTCCGGCATTTATCGACCAGATGCCAGACCAGCGAGCCGAGGCCGGATCGCTGGCTGTGGGCGACTTTGTGTCGTGGAATTCATCTGGCGGCACCGCGCGAGGCAAGATCACAAAAATCAAGAAGGACGGGTCAATCGACGTCCCGGACTCGTCGTTTACTGTGAATGGCACAGCCGACAACCCGGCCGTTCTCATTCGCGTGTACGACGAGGACGGCCCCACCGACCGGCTCGTTGGCCACCGGGCCGAAAATCTCAATAAGATTGCGTCGCTCGAGTCATCCCGCGCCGAAGACGAGCGAGATATGTCGTTGCGGCCGACGGCCGGCATGGCCGCTGCTGCCAAGCGAGGTCTTCGGCTGCACGAGGAAGGCAAGTCTGGCGACGGCCTGAAGCCAGAAACCGTGGCCCGCGCCAACAAGATTGCACGACGCGAAGAACTGACTGACGACCACGTTCGAGAAATGAATGCATGGTTTGCCCGCCACGAGACGGCTAGCAAGTCACCCGGTTGGGACAAGGCCGGCGAAGAGAAGCCGGGGTTCGTGGCGTGGCTCCTCTGGGGCGGCACCCCCGCGAAGAACTGGGCCAAGCGGAAGACGGCCGCAATGGAGCGGAGTATCGAGGAGCCTGCCGCAGAAGCCAGGGCAGAGGAGGTCGAGCCACAGCCAACGGCTGGGTCGCTATCCGCAGCAAACTACGCCCTCTACGAAGCCTTGAGCAATATCGCCGAAACCGAAGGCATGTGGCCGCAGGAAGGCGCGGACGGATGTCACTACATGAAGCGAAGCCCATTCCAGGGCCAAGGAATGATGTGCTCAAACTGCGTCTTCTTCAACGAAGGTGGCTCGTGCGACATCGTCGAAGGCCAGATTGAAGAGAAGGGGCTGTGCAAGATGTGGGTCATTCCAGAGGAGAAGCTCTCAATGGAAGACCCGCTCTCTGCGATTGGCGCGCCAGACGAGGAGCCGCGAAGCGCGGCAGCGCGACTCAAGGCAAAAACCCTGGAGTCTCTCGCCCGTGGACATTCGCGCTGAACTTCTTCGCGCAATCGCAGAAGCGAGAGCGCGAATGGGCGGCCGCAAGTCGCAAAAGAAGAAGAAGGTGCGCGCGCCCGGCAGGCCGGCAAAGACCGGCCGGAAGACCGGCTGCGGCACCGGGGCCGGCGGATTTGGCGAGGGGAACGACTGCGCAAAGGAAGACGGCCGGCCCAATGTCCCAAAGTCGTTTGAGCAGAAAGGCAAGCAAGCGACAGCCGCCAGCCTGCCCGCCACAAAGGAAGCGCTGATTGCAAAGGCAGCCACCCTGGAGGCAGCCGCCAAGAGCGCAAAAATCTCCTCCGTGCGCAAGAAGTCGGCCATTCGAAAAAAAGAGAAGCAAGAAAAAGAAAGCGCCGAGAAGCAGGCCGCTGACGCCGCCCGCGCGAAGAAGCGGGCGGAGATGCTTCAGAAGATTCGCATCAAGAAGGCGAACGAGAAGGTCAGTGTTGTCGGCACCCCGAAAAGCGTTGCCGAGCAACTGGCGGAAGCAAAGACCGCCATGAAGCAGAAGACCGCCGAAGCCTCGAAGCAACTGACGGTTGCGGGAACACCAAAGAGCATCAAGCAAGAGATCGACGAGGCGAAGGCGAAGGCACTTGCGGAGGCCCAGAAGAACGCCGCCGAAGAGGCGGCCGCCAAGCAAAAAGCAATCCTCGACGCACAGGCAGACACCGCAAGCAAAGGCAAGCCCGCACCAGTAAAAAAGGTCGGCGACGAGCACGAAAAGGCCCTGGAGGCAGTCAAGAACCCGGACTCAACGCCCCCGCCGGCGTCCCTCAAGGTTGAGAAGAACCTTGGCGGCACAACCGGGGCACAGCTCGCCGTCGACGCCGGCGGGAAGAAGTACGTCATAAAGTCTGGAAAAACAAAGGGCCACATTGAAAGCGAATCCCAGGCGGATGACCTGTACCGCGCCGCTGGCGCAGAAGTGCCGAAGCAGCAGCTTCACAAAAACACAGACGGAACGTCTGCAAAAGTCGCCGAGTTTATTGACGGAAAAACTCTTGGCGAACTCAAGGCCACAAACACAAAGCAGTACGAAGCGGCTGTCGCAAAGATCAAGAAGCATTTTGTCGCCGACGCCCTGCTCGGAAACTACGACGTTGTAGGCGCAAATCTCGACAACATTGTTGTTGGAAAAGGCGGCAAAGTGTTTCGCGTCGACAATGGAGGGTCGCTCACGTTCCGCGCGCAAGGCAAGAACAAGGAATTCGGCCCCGAGGTGACGGAAATATCCAGCCTTCGAGACGCCTCGATCAACTCGGCGTCCGCCAGCGTGTTCGGCTCTTTGACAAACAGGGAAATCAGCGCCCAAATCACGCAAGTCTTAAAGCGAAAAGATCAGATTGTTGCGGCCGCGAAAACAGATGAACTTCGCGCCACGCTATCTAAAAGGCTGGACAGTCTCGCAGCTTGGCAGAAGTCGTACAAAAAATCGCTCAAAAGCAAGCCGGTCGCTAGCCAAAGCTACCAAGAAGCCAACGGAGGTGGGCTCAAGAAAGCAGTGGAGTCCGTTTCGCAGAAGAGCGAGGATGTCCGAAACGCAGTCGCAGCAGGCAAGACGTCATCAACAATGTCGTCGAGCGACCAAGACGCGGCAGTAAGCGCGGTGTGGAATTATAGCCTGTCAGCAAAGGAGCGAAACGAAGCACTTGCGTGGGGAGGGTCGCAGTGGAAAGAAATTCACCACATAGAGAAGCAAGGCGCTCAGGCAGTGGCCAATAGCCAAAAAGCCCAAACATTCGCAAGCGCCGTGTCAAAGCTGCCAAAGTACCACGGCAAAGTCACTCGCCGGCTGGATGCGATCTCCGGGGAGCAGATAAAAACGTGGCTGAAGACCGGCCGATGGAATACTGAATACCCAACCGCCCCCGGCAGCCCTACTCACGCCTCGTTCAGCAAGATCGACAAAGCGACGGATATAGAAGCGTCCATCAAGTCTGGAAGCAGCTTCCCTAGTGGCTCTGTCGTTGTCGTCGTAAGAAACAACACAAGAGGAGCCGACACCGGGAAGAGGCTTCCACACCACGCCTCTGAGAGTGAGGTTATAATCCCACCCGGCACTTCCTCTCAGTACAAAGCGTCGGAGCACTATTGGTTGCTGGATAAAAACCACCCGGCAGTAAAAAATGGGAGCGCAAAACGGGGCGACAGGGTGCGAGACGATGAGCTGACAAAACTGATGGGCGGCTCCTGGGACCAGTCAAAAAAGCCAAACGCTGTTTTTGTCCTGATTGTTGACGAAGACGCGCTTGTTGCCGTTGGCAAGGCGAAGCCAAAGAAGAAAAAATAGGGAACCCCATGCCACTCAAAAAGAAGACCTGGGACTCAATCCCAGAAAGAGAACAGAGAAACAGCCACTACGGAAAAGAAGAGTTCGACGCCTTCGAGCGCGAGATTGCGAAACTCGCCGAGGAATGGAAGAAGGAAATGACGCCGGAAGAGTTTTCAGAGTGGCTGGCGTCTGAGGGGAGAGAGTGGATCGTCGACTAGGTTGCACGCTACCCCCTTCGTCTGCTAGGCTACAGAAATACACAACTCCAAGCGAGGATTTCGCTTGGAGATGGTGCGAGTGCTTTGAGGACTCAAAGTGCGGCGCGCTTGCGGGACTTTTACCCGCCGGCCGTCGCTTTTGCGTTTTTGGCCGGCTCAACAGGAGTCAGTCAAAAATGGCATCGAGCAACCTCAAGCGTCTTCAAGACCGCGCCGCCGCGATTGCGGCTCGCCTCAACGAACTTGCCGACTGCGAGGAGCGGTCGGAAGAGCAGACCACCGAACTCCGTCGCCTGACCGAAGAGGCCGACAAGGTTCAGTCGGACCTCGAGTTCGAGCAGAAGCTCGCCGCCAAGGAGGCGGAACTTCGTGCCGTGGTCGAGCGGGCCGCCCCGGCCCCGGCCAAGGCCGTCGAGCCTGCCGCCGAAGAGAAGAAGACCGAGATTCGCCATATCCTGCCCCACCACACCCAGCTCCGCGCCTTCGGCGACGGCCCCGAGGCTGTGGAGAGCGCCTACCGCTGCGGCCGCTGGCTGCGTGCGACGGTGTTCAAGAACGGCGATGACATTCGGTGGTGCCGCGACCACGGCGTCGAGGCCCGCGCCCTGAACGAGGGCAGCAACGCTGCCGGTGGCGCCCTGGTGCCGGAAGAGTTCGCCAACCGGGTGATCCGTCTTGTCGAGACCTACGGCACGTTCCCAGGCACGGCCGAGAACGTGTCGATGTCGCGGGACACGATGGTGATTCCGAAGCGGCTTACGGGCACCACAGCGTATTTCGTGGGCGAAGGGTCGAGCATCCAGGAAAGTGAGCCCACCTACGGCAACGTGCAGCTTGTCGCCAAGAAGTTGGCCGTCAGCTGCCGGATGAGCTCGGAAGTGGTCGAGGATTCGCAGGGCGTGGTCGGAATGGCCGACGCAGTGGCCCAGGAGTTCGCGACGTCGCTGGCCTACAAGATCGACCTCTGCGGCTGGCTCGGCGACGGCACCTCCGATTTCGGCGGCATCCGCGGCATCGTGAGCAAGATCGCGGAAAGCGGCTTCTCGGCCTCGATGGTGACTGCCGCCTCCGGCAACACGGCCTTCGAGACCCTCGACATCGAGGACTTCCTCGGCGTCATCGGCAAGCTCCCGATCTACGCCCGCCAGGGCGCTCGGTGGTACATCTCGCCGGCCGGCAAGGCTGCCTCGATCGACCGCCTGAAGTACGCGGCCGGCGGGAACACGGCCGATACCGTCTCCGGCGGTGCTTCGGATAGCTGGCTCGGATATCCAGTTTCGGTGGTGCACGTGATGAACAGCACGCTCGGCGCCGACACGAACAAGGTCAAGGTGCTCTTCGGCAACATGGCCCTCTCGAGCATCTACGCCCGTCGTCGGGACTTCTCCGTGCGGCTGTACGACCAAGTGTACGCCACCACGGACCAGCTCCTGCTCCAGGGCACCATGCGATTCGATGTGAACCACCACTCTCTCGGCAGCACTTCTGAGGTCGGCCCCGTCGTCGCCCTCAAGACTGCCGCCTCGTGATAAAGGAGTCTCTTAGAGATGCTCAAGGCCCAGAACGAAAAGATCGTCGGCGATGTCCCCACGGCTGCCGTCGGAGCAACCGCCACGGCAACGCTGACGGTTGATATGCTCGGCTACGACTACGCATCGTTCACGGTGATCCGCGCCGCGAATGCCAGCACGGCGTTCGCGAACGTGCTCAAGATCGCCGAGAGCGACGATAACTCCACCTACACGGACGTCACGGGGATCGTGGGCGGCGCTGCGAATGGCTTCACGATGCCGACGGTTGCTGCTTCTGCGACTGCCTCTGCGGCCGTCGTGAAGATCGACGTCGACGCCAAGGCCCGCCGCCGATACCTCCGGTTGTCCTACACACCCGGTGCGAGCGCTACCTGCGGCCTTTCGGCCCGCCTTTCGCGGCCCGAAGTTGCACCGGCTGTGGCCTCAGAGGCCGGTGCGTGCGTCAACGGTTGGGTGGTCCGCTAGTCCCGATACAAGCGGGACGGCCACGACGGCCGACTAAAGGCGCAAGGACGCGCGCCCGCTCCTACACAAGGAGCGAGTGATGTTTCTGCGAATTGGTAATTGTGAAGCCGAGGTGAAGGTAGCGGCGCTTATGTCCTGCCCTCGCCTCGGCTTCACCGATAATTTCTTCTGCGTCTCCCAAGCGCTGGCCCCGCATCGGATTTCTCCGATCAAATACACCGGCGCGTTCTGGGGCCAATGTCTCCAACGCAGCATGGAGACTGTCATCGACACGCACGACGTCGTGCTCACGTTCGATTACGACACCGTCTTCACGGCGAAGACTGTCGAGGCGCTCCTAGCCTTGATGATGCACGCCGGCGTGGACGCCATCGCTCCACTCCAGACGAAGCGGGAGAGCAACGCCGTCATGTTCGCGCTCCCAGGCGTCAGCGTGGACGACAAGACAAGCGTCGACAACGACTGGTTCAACAAGCCCGTCCAGATCGCCGAGACGGCTCACTTCGGCT